CCCCTTGAGAAGTAAACGTCGTAGAAGTCCCCGGGATTGCCTTGGAATAGGTAATCTCCGGGGTTCCCGTCCAAGCATTGCCCCGACGTGAGGGCTTTGAGGTTCATCGGCCCGACCCCGAAGCGGACGACATTCGACCCCGATACACTCGACGCTAACACGTCGAACTGCCTTGCAAAGGTCGCTCCTGTTGCACTCCAATACTGGATGTAAGCCTTCTCGACCGCGTAGTTAAACTGCCCGATGGAAAGCCATCCGTAGCCGTCCGCATAGACCGTGCGAGTCGTCGGGGTTGTCAGCATTCGGGTCGTTTCGTTGACGATAGCACCACTTGGGAAGTAAATCCCTCCGCTCCAAGTCGCAAGTTCTAACTGCTCCAAGTTTCCTGCAAAGGAAACATTCCCCGACACGGTGGTAACGGTTCCTGTCTGCACGACTGGGGTGTTTCCGTATTCCTCCATAAAGTCAAGCCTGTACCCCGAATAGTACCCGGCATGGTCCACGAAGCCCGTTTGGGTCAGCGATGGCTTGGTGGGTGCAATCAGGGTTTCAACGACCTTGGCAACGTCGAAGAACCCGAAGTTGGTGGTCGGCAGTTTGTCGCACTTGAGCCGGGCAAGGGTGGTCCCTGCTGGGTTCTTCACATCGCAGACGTACCTGTAATTGGGTTGAGCAATCAGCGAACCGCTGACTTTGAAGAGCATCTTGTTGTAAACGGGGGTAGCCACTTGGGGCGACCCTGATAGGACGGTTGTTGCCATTTTATAGTTTGGTTGCTACGCTTATGGATTTGCCAAGGGCCTCTGCGATATTTTCGGTAAGGACCTCTATCATTTCGGGGGATAGGGCGTTAGACATGAAGTTCGTGGCCCGTGTTCCTCGCTGGAATACCCAATAGGCAACCGACCTGCCATCCACCAACCCTTGCTCCTGCTTCGTCCGCATCCGCTTGAGTTCACGCGAATAGGTCGGCACAACAAGTTTTTCCTTGTTGGCTATCCAATCGGCCATGGCTTGGGCAGGTGGGAACTTGTCCCTGTATTGGAATGGCGACCTCGGAGCCTTTAGGCTTGATGTTTTGCCTCGCACCCCTTGGTCAACGTACTTCCAATAGGGGTTGGCCATGATAGCCACCACGATTTGCTTTGCCGATAGTTCGATGTCTTCGGGGGCGATGGATGCCGATAGCGTTCCCCCTGCATTGGCGTTGGCTGCTTCGAGGTTCTTCTTCGCAAGTTCGATGACCCGTTCAATCCACTTGACCAGCACGTCGTGGGTTGGCGACTTGCCTCCACCTTTGGGGCCGACGACTGAACCAATCCCCTCCAAAGCGGTTTCGTCGATGCCCTTCATCGAACCGCTGCCGAACTTGCCTACGGGCTTACCATTGGCGAGGATGGTTGTTTCCATGTGGGTAAATGTAACCCGTGCTGGAATGTGTAGTCAGGACAGGATTCGAACCTGTTACAATAGCTTCACTTGGTTTCCCATCTTTTGCAGGTCTTTACACTATCTCAGATTTTCGCCCTACCCATAGTTTATTATACCGCTATTGTACTTCCGCCACCTGACTAATGCAAATATACTACCTTCTTCTTGCTCGCTCCGCCTCCATCCGTTCGGCTTCCAAGATGTCGTGAATCAGGAGCGCATAGTTCAAGAACTCCACCGCCTTCATCGCAAAGATGGCATCGAATTTCAGCACGTCCTTGTTGGCCATCCGCCACACCACCATAAGCCAACCGTAGCCAGCGAGAGGGCTTACGTCAGCCCCTCGGCCTTCGTCATTAGGTGCTTGGAATAATCGCTCAAAACTTTCAAGTAGGATTCTGAACTTAGCAAAAAAAAACTGACAACGCCCCAAACGTCCCCGACCTTGGCGTGTTTCTTCATCAACTCGGCTCGCTCCGCATGGGCAGCCCCGTCGTACTTTTTCGGGAATAATCCGAATAGACCGCCTTCCCGGCAAAGGGTCGCCATGATTCGGTGGAGGTTCTGCAACAACTGCTTTTCGTCCGTCGTGTTTGCGTCCATTAACTCTATTAACTGCCCAGCCGTAAGTTCATCCGTAAACACCGTCGGGATCCACCACTTGCCCCCTGCTTTGAACTTCCGCTTGTACCCCAATGCAGGCAATGCGTTCCACTCGCTGATAATGGCCTTGTAACGCTTTAGGACGCTCTTGGCGGACATCTCTCTCACGAATGATATATCGACCCCCTCAACGATTGCGACGACCCCTGCACGCTTGTCGTAGTCGCCCAGCACGCTGGAGAACTCGATGGCTCCGATGCGTTGGAACTGGTCGATGGTCAGGTCTTGGAGTTTCATAGCCATAACTTGGGTCTTGAGTTGCAACGGATTTCGGGAACGACAACCATAGGCAGGTCGTTAAGCAGGGCGAGGTTGGTCAGGATGCTTTGGTCGTGCCTGTGGTCAATAAAGGATGGATGGTTCGGGTATTCGCTGGGGTCGTCATTCACGGCCTTGTCAACGTGCAGCCACTTGGACCACTCGTACATGAGGTCAATCGTGAAGTCGGTCTTGCGTAAGCCAAGGAACCCCGCCTCTATCTGCATCGGCTTCTCGTTGAAGAACTGAAGGCAGTCCATCAAGGCGTAGCAGTCGCCCTTCGTGTAACTTATATGGTTGTGGAAGTTTTGATGCAGCAGGATGGGGTTGTCTTGTAGGTACTGCTTGGCAAACTCAAAGCAGCCATCCCCGTGCAGGTCTTGGGCATCAAGGTATAGCAAGGCTTCGTCTTCCTGCAAGTCAAAGAGAGCGTCAAGGATGATTTGAGGCTTCCACCTCCACCAGTTGTTGCCCCTGCCCGGACGTTTCTCGTCCTCGGTTGTTGTAATCGGGAACGGATACTGATTGGCCTGCCCCCTCGCTGCTGGAAGGTACTCACTCGTTGCGTAATTAACCCCGACCAAGTACATCTTAGAACCCGTGAGAGTTGGCGAAGGCGTGCTTGAATGCAGCCACGTTGTAGGGAATGTCAGCGAATCGTTGCGAGTAGGCTCGTTCTAAAATATGACCGACGTGGGGAATAGCGACCAAGTTCTGCTCAATGCAAGCGATGGTTAGGTCAAGGTAGGAATCGTCCCAAGTCAGCGTGTAGTTGGAAGTTACAGGCACGACGGGTTGATAGAACTCCTTTGCCCCCCTTCCAGTCAGTTGCTTGATGTGTGGCTCGTAATTATCACCGCACGACCAGTAAGGCACAACGTCCACAGACACTCGGAAATAGGCGCAGTAAGCCCGTTGGTCAAAGTCGCCTGTCTTGGTGAGGTCGTACTCGAAGAGGTTCACGACATCTCCGTTCTTGATGTAGCCGTTCTTGGCTAAAGCATACCACCCCGTCCAAGCAACGAGGTTGCGATGGCTCTCGATGTTGTCTGCTTCGTTCCTTGCAACGATATGGTCAAGGCCAGCCATGCCGTCAAAGTCCTTGAACCCAAGCATGACCCAAGTGTAGGGGGCTAAGTCCTTGAACCTTCCCTCGGCTTCGCATTGCTTCACGATGTCCGTATCGTGGCAGAAGATGTAAGTTTTTGCCTTCATTTCTTGTAGAGAGTTAAAAGCATCCTGCCTCTTTGGTCGGTTGACCCCTTGGCTTCGTGTGGCTGCAGTTGGCTTGTGAGGTTGACCATCGTCAGCAGTTCGGCATCGTGGATGACCATCGTCCCACCGGGGTTGAGGGCTTTGTTGAACAAGGCAACCATTTCAGGAATCATGCCGTCCCCGTGGTCGGAATCGTGAAAGATGAAGTCAAAAGTCCTGACCTCTTGCAGGGCCATGTGGCTCGGTTGGTTGTTCCATTCGACCTTGAACTTGGACAGGAGTGCTTTGCGTTTGTCTTCTACGGTTGTGTCGGTGTCGTAAACCACCACGTCAAGCCCGGCCAAGGCGATAGCGAGCGTTGAGTGTCCGAGGTAGGAACCCAGTTCTAAAGCGTGGCCTCCTTTGTGCTTCTTGGCTTCCTCGTAGATTTCAATGATGTGGTCCACCGCAGTCGTGTAGATGTGCGAGTAGTCCAAAGCCTTGAGTTGGTCGATGTGTTTTTTCATGCTAAAAAGTTATGACAAAGCGTTCAGGCGAAGGCCATCCGGGGTTGGAGTCAAATACCTTGGTGTCGGGCTTCTTGCCTATCCAATGCTCGGCTTGGAATCGGTGGTCCCTTGCAGGTTCTCCAAGTTCTTTGATGTGGCTCGACTTCGCCCACCAAAAGTTGCCCCCAAAGTAGGGATAGCCATCGGGGTTGTTGGCATCGGCCATGTGAGGGAACTGCTCCTTGGTAATCCAATGGCATCCGACCGCATCCACCCCTTCGAGCAGTTGCATGGACCGCTCCCATGCGACCACGTTGAAGAATAGCATGGACCTGCCCCAAAGTTGGGTTGTCAAGGATGGATTCGCAGCCCCCTTCGTGTGAGCGTACAGGTACACGGCTTCCTCTTCCTGCGAGGCCCGGTACATCTCGGTAAGGGTCGCCTGCTCCCAAGCGTTGGTCCGGGTAACCACAACCTTGACCTTATCGGCCACCATTGAACCTTCCAGCACCTCCTTAACCGCTTTGCGTTGTTCGGGTGGACCGACGATGCCGACCCTTATCTCATCCAAGACCCCGATGAGGCCGTAGTTGCAGACCGCCATCATGTGTTGGTTGAGGATTAACTGCCAGTTGCCACCGCAGTAGATGTGGTAGTAGTGGATGACTTTCATACTAATCCATCCAAACACCATCATGCGTCAAATGCCAAAAGCGATGCCTAATGACTTGAAGGATTAGGCCAAGCAGCGAGTCAGCGTAGTAAACGCCAGCCTCGCAATGCAGTTCAAATTTGTAATGTTTGTTCATTGAAGCAGCAGGGTTAGAAGGGTGATGATAAAGAAAATGGCTGCAACCATCTTCCCGATTTCAATTAGCAGGTCAAGGATGCGTTCGGGGTTCATGGGGCAAAGTTACACAACAACGTACTTTCCTGAATTACTGACTCGTAACTTGTTGAGGGCCACATACCGCATCGCATCGCAGGCGTGGTTGAAGGAGTCAATGGGAACCCCTGTGTTCTTCCCTTCCTTATCGGTCGCCCAAGTGTAGGACCGCAGTTCCTTGATGAGGTTTGTGCTATCCTTGGTAACCTGCAATTTGAACCGCTTGAGGATGTCGATGCCGTTCCTGACCGAATCGGGGCCTTTCTCCGCCGGCTTGATGTTAAAGCCTAACCGATAGATTTCCTCGATGCTCTTGGGTTCGGCAGAGTCCGCCACGATCTCCCAAGCCCTTGTAATCCCCAGCGACCGCAACTTGTCTGCGATGTCTTGGTTGGTAAGGCCCGTGGAGTAGAGCAGTTCTTGGATGAGCAGGCAGTCCCCTTGGCGGTAGATAGCGACCAAGGCCGTAGGGTCGTTGCTGAAACCCCAGTCAAGCCCAAGGGCGACGAATTTAGCACAACTGACATCGATACCCTCCACCACCTCGAAGTCCTCGTAGATAGCACCCTGAAGCGTCCCGACTTGACCGAGGCCATAGACCTTCCACCAGTTCGCCCAATAGGCTGACGTTTCGGCTTTAGTGCGGTTTAGTTCGATGTCCCTCCTAATCGTGTCGGGCAAAGCCTCGTTGTCCTGATAGGTCAGGATGAGCAGTTCGGAATCGTCCTCTCGCAGGACCTCGGTATGCGCCCAGAACTCATGGGTCGGGTTGAAGTCGATGTAGATGGCCTCGCTGGTACGAATGGCGAGTTGGTAGTAAGATTCAAAGTCGATGTTGTTCGCCTCGTTGATGAATAGCACCTGCCTCCTTGCACCTCGGAGCCTTGCCTCTTGGTCAGCGGAGAAAAACTCGATGGTGCTACGGTTAGCGAACTGGTAGGTCAGCAGGGTCTTGTTCCACCTTGCCGGAACGAAGATGCCCTTGGCGATCATTATCTTGATGAAGTCCCGAATCGCACCCCTCCGAAGGTGAGGCACGGTTTCCCCGACAATGCTGATTTCGGTCTTCTTC